ATGCCGGCTGCGCGCGAAGACGAATGGTTGTGGGGGTGGGACGCGACGCCGGGGATCGTGTCGGTATGGGCGGAGTCAGACGGCCGGGCGACGGTGTGGCGGAGGGTGGCGGGGGAACTGGTTCGCGAAGAGGAGCGGTTCCGGCCATGGGTGTTGGTGGATCGGCCGGTGCAGGCGGAGGGCGTTACCTGCGAGGAACTGGCTGGGCCGGGGGCCCTGCGGTTTCGGGTAAGCGCGGAGGACGGGAAGGCGCTGGCGCGGGCGGGCCGGTGGCGGGATTTAGGGAAAGCCTCGGCGCTGGTATTGCCGCCGGAAGAGCAATACCTGGTGGCGACAGGGAGGACATACTTCCGCGGGCTGAAGTTCGATGAGCTGCGGCGGATGCAGTTCGACCTGGAGACCACGGGTCTGGATGCGGAGCAGGATCGCATCTTTCTGATCGCGGTGCGCGATCCTTCGGGCGTGGTGGACACGCTGGAGGACGGAGATGAGCGTGAGCTCATCCGGCGGCTGATCGAAAGAGTGCGGGCGGCGGATCCGGACGTCATCGAAAATCACAATCTGCACGGGTTCGATGTGCCGTTTCTGGCGCGGCGGGCGCGGAAGCTGGGAGTTCCCCTGGCATTGGGGCGGACCGGAGCGCCGGGGCTGCGGCAGCGCGGGGCGCGCCGCGGGACGGATGCGAATGACGGACGAAAGGTGCGGCTGGTGGCGCCGGGGCGGGAGCTGATCGACACGCTGGACGCAGTGCTGCGATACGACTTTGCGACGCGCGAACTGCCCAATCATGGTTTGAAGGCGGTGGCGCGACACCTGGGCATCGCGGGACCGGACCGCGAGGAGATTCGCGGCGATCAAGTGTACGCGGAGTACCAGCGCGACGCGGAGCGCGTGCGGCGGTATGCACGGGCGGATGTGGAAGAGGCGGCGGGGCTGGCGCGCATGCTGGGCGGGGCGGCATTCGCGCTGGCGCAGATGACGCCGCGGCGGTACGAACGGCTGGCGGACGCGGGCGCGGCGACGGGCGTGATCGATCCACTGCTGGTGCGGGCATACCTGCGGGCGGGAATGGCGCTGCCGGCCCACCAGGCGAGCGACGGGACGCCGCATAGCGGCGCGGCGCTCCACGTTTTCGCGACGGGGGTGGCGCATCGGGTGGTGAAGGCGGATGTGGCAAGCCTGTACCCGTCGCTGATGCGGTCGTTCCGGATCGGGCCGTCGAGAGATCATCTGGGGGCGATGCTGGCGTTGGTGGATCGGCTGGTGGAGCTGCGATTGAAGGCGAAGGCGGAGGGGCGCGCGGCGGCGGCAGGGTCGGCGGAGCGGTTCGGAAACGAGGCGCTGTCGGCGGCGATGAAACTGGTGGTGAACTCGGCGTATGGGTATCTGGCGGCGGGGGGCGAATTGACGCGGTTCGCGGACGTGCATGCGGCGAACGAGGTGACGCGGCGGGGTCGCGAGACGCTGGAGAGGATGTGCCGGGAGTTGGCGGCGCGCGGGGTGACGCTGCTGGAGGCGGACACGGACGGAGTTTACTTCGCGGCGCCCCCGGGGTGGAACGAAGGGGACGAACGGCGGGTGGTGGCGGAGGTGGGGGCGCTGATGCCGCGGCTGGTGCAGTTGGAGTTTGAAGGCCGGTATGCAGCGATGCTTTCGCACGAGCCGAAGAATTACGCCCTGCTGGGGTATGACGGACGGCTGTTGTTGCGCGGTGTGGCGTTCCGGTCGAGCCGGGCGGAGCCTTTCGGGGAGGCGTTTCTGAGGCGGGCGGTGGGGCGACTACTGGTGGGGGATATCGGAGGCGTTCAAGAGGCGTATGTGGCGGCCATGGACGCATTGCGGCGGCGGGAGCTGCGGGCGTGGGAGGTATCGTCGCGGGTACGGCTGACGAAGTCGCCGGCGGAGTATCGGGAGACGAGGGGGACGCGGCGGGAATTGCCCTATGAGGCGATGTTGGCGTGCGGGCGGACGGAGTGGCGGCTGGGGGATCGGGTGCGGGTGTACCGGACGAGAGCGGGCGGGGGCGCGGTGATCGACGAGGACGGCGAAGATCGGCGGGACTACGATGTAGGGCATTACGCGCGGGTGCTGCGGGAAACGTACGCGGCGCGGCTGGAGCGGGCGTTCGCGGGGGAGGACTTCGAGGCGCTCTTCGGAGATCCGGAACAGATGTCGCTTTTCGTTAAGGAGGTGGCTGGAATAGCTCCGCTGCTGGAGGTCCACGAAACACCGTGGTAGGGGCAAAAACGCCAGTCACTTATTCGCACAAACTATTTTCGGCGCGTTTTCATACACTTAGACAAGTTGGAGGAATAGCTTCGTAAGAGCCAGGTGTTACTCTCACGGGCGTAGAAAAGATTAGCGGCTCCGCAGAAATGCGGGGCCGTTTCTATTTGAGGGGCACGGATGGCAAAGAAGGGTCCGAAAGTCACTCCGCCCAGAAGTTGCCGCGATTGCGAGAACTGGGGCGAGGTCAGTAAGAAGATCCGGGTTAACGAACTATTAGAAAGGACGCTGAACGAGTTCGAGAGAAAAATCACGGGGAGTAAATACGAGCCCACGGTGGCGGAATACGTGAAACTGTTGCAGCTCGGACAGGAGATCGGTCAGGAAGACGAGCCGAAGGAGATCAAGGTGACATGGGTGAGTCCGGACGCGACGTCAGATACCGAGAAATAGTCTACGATCCGCTGGAGTCCCAGAAAGCCTTTCACGCCTGTACAGCCCGATATAAAGGTTACTCGGGGCCGATTGGGAGCGGTAAGAGCCAGGCGCTGTGCCAGGAAGCAATCCGGCTGACTTATCTGAATCCGGGCAGGATGGGGCTGTTGGGGGCACCGACTTATCCCATGCTGCGGGATGCGACACAGGCGACGCTGTTCGAGATTCTGAACGGCAATCGCATACCGTTCGAGCATAACAAGGCGGAGAACGCGCTGACGATGGGCGAGACGGGATCGCGGATCCTGTTCCGGCCGGTCGACGATTTTGAACGGCTGCGCGGAACTAACCTGGCATGGTTCGGGCTGGACGAACTGACTTACACGCAGGAAGAGGCGTGGTTGCGGTTGGAAGGACGGCTGCGGGATCCAAAGGGGTCGCGGCTGTGCGGGTTCGCCGCGTGGACGCCGAAGGGATACGACTGGGTATACCGGAAATTTCTTTTAAAGCCGGCGGCGGACTATCGCACGGTGGTGGCAACGGCGGGAGAGAATCGCCACTTACTCAGCCGCGATCCAGATTTCTACACACGCCTGCGGGACAGTTACGACGAGAAGTTCTACGAACAGGAAGTACTCGGCAATTATCTCAATCTGGACGGCAGCCGGATTTATACAGCTTTCCAGCGCAAGGCACACGTGATGGAAACGGCGCTGGACCCTTGCAGGCCGCTGCTCTGGGCACTGGATTTCAACGTCGACCCGATGAGTTCGGTGATCGCACAGATTCATGACGGGCGGGTCCGGGTACTGGACGAGATTGTGCTGCGGCACGCGACGACGCGGCAGGCGTGTGAGGCCTTTGTAAAGCGGTACCCGAAGCACGAACCGGGGGTATCGATTTATGGGGATGCATCGGGGTTCGCGCAGCAGACTTCGGGGATGTCGGATTACGACATGGTGAAAGAGGAGTTCCGGATGTCGTCCCACCTCAACGCGGAGATCAAGGTTCCGAAGTCGAACCCCAGCGTACGGGACCGCATTCACCTGGTGAATACGAAACTGCAATCGGCGGCCGGCGACGTGGGGCTGACAATCGATCCTAAGTGCAAGGAATTGATTATGGATTTCGAGCAGGTCAGTTACAAGGGCGACACGGGACAGATCGATAAAGACAGGGATCGCATGCGGACGCACGTGTCGGACGCATTGGGTTACCTGATCTGGCGAGAATGCCGTCCTTTGGCGCCAATCGGCGAGCAGCCTTACAGGCTATTGGGTTAACTATGGAAACGATTAACAGGGAACATCCCGAGTATGCCGCACAGAAGGCCATCTGGAAACAGTATAAGGACCTTTACGCGGGCGGAGAGCACTTCCGGACGAACGGGTCGCTCTACCTGGTCCGGCGCCACCGGGAACCCGGCGAGATCTATATGGAGCGGCTCTCGCGGGTGTTCTACGAGAACTATGTCGGTTCGATTATCGACTGGTATGCGGCAACACTGATGCGATCGGAGCCGGTGGTACTGCTGAACGGCTGCGACAGCCGCGCACAGTGCTTTTACGGGGTGCTGGCGGAAGATTGCGACCTCAAGGGGACGAGCCTGAGCGAATTCTTCCGCCAGCGATTCGTGGAGGCGCTGGTATACGGCTGCAGCTACGCGGTGGTGGACTTTCCTAGGATCGACGCAGCGGTGCGGACGCGGGCGGAGGAGGATGCGTCGGGGCAATCGCGCGCGTACCTGATGGACTATAGCCCGCATGAAGTCATCAACTGGAACCACGACCAGCTCGGCGGCCTGGAGTGGATCGTGCTGCGGACGTCATGCCTGCAGCAGTCTGAGGTGACGGACGCCAAGTGGGAGAAAGAGACGCGGTGGATCTACTACGACCGCGAGAATTACCGGATTTACCGGAAGCGGAGCGAGTCGAACCCGATTGAACTGGTAGACGAAGGACGCCACGGGCTGGCGCAGTTACGGCGTGTGCCGGTGTTCGAGATCAAGGTGTCGGACGGGCTGTGGCTGATGAATAAGGCAGCCTCGCTGCAACTGGAGCACTTCAATAAGTCGAATGCGCTCTCTTGGGCGCTGACGATGGGGCTATTTGCGTCGCCGGTGGTTTACTCCGATCGGGAGTGGAAGCAAGTGGTGGGCGAGTCCTATTACATCCAACTGGGGAAGGACGACCGGTTCGGATGGACGGAGCCGGAGGGCAAGGTTTACCAGATTGCAGCGGACAACCTACAGAACTTGCGGGACGAGATCTATCGCGTGTGCTACCTGACGATCCAGGCGGGAGAGGCAGGCGGTGGAGGACGGCAATCGGCGGTCAGCAAGCAATTGGACTTCGCTACGACGCAGGAAGTGCTGCGGGCGTACGGGACGACGGTCAAGGACGCGATGAAGCAGATCCTTTGGGCGATCGCGGCGGCCCGTCAGGACGGGGTGTCGATTGACGTTTCGGGGCTGGATGAATTCGACATCAACGACTTAGGCACGGAGTTAGACGATGCGCAGAAATTGCTCAATTTAGGGATCGCATCGGACACATTGAAGAAGGAGGTGTTCAAGAGGCTGGCTCTGAAGTATCTGAGCGACGCCCGGCAGGATATCAAGAATCAGGTGGCGGAGGAGATCGAGCGAGGGAACTAACTACCCCAAGGAGACATATGGAAGGTATCGATATACAAGCGATCGTGCGGCAAGCGGTTCAGGAGTTCACGAGCGCCGAAAAAGAGCGCAGCGAGCCGGCATACAAGGCGGAGCTGCTGGAAGAGCGCAAACGGCGGGAACAACTGGAACGGCGGATGAACGAACTGGTGGCCGAAAACCAGCGGAGCCGAAAGACGGCGGAGGAAGCGGAACGCAGTTCGGCAGTACGGGCCGAATTGCAACGGCTGGGCGTGGCCAAGATCGACTTGGCGTTTAAGGCGGTGCAAGACGGCATCACGCGAACCGAAGACGGCCGCCTGGTGGCGCGGGGCGAGAGCGGAGAAGTGCCCGTGAAGGAGTATCTGACAAGTTTCGTGAATGACAATCCGGAGTTTCTGCCGGCACGCATCTCCGGGGGCACCGGGATGACGGCCACCCACAAAGCGCCCAATAGCGGACGCGACGCAGTCAGTCTGGAGCAGATCCGGCCGGGAATGAGCGCGGAAGAGATGCAGCGGGTGCGAGAAGAAATCGTGCGCGTAGCGTCGCAGACCCTTCGAGGGCTGTAGAGCAGTTCCGGCTAGAGGTAGCCGGCAAGAAGAGAGGAAATAAGGAGAAACGATGGCAGCAATTACTTCAGCTAATGTCGCCAACGCGATCGTAAAGCTGGTGGCGGCGGACGCATTGCCGGTGCTGGTAGGGAACCTCATTATGGGGAACCTGGTCAATCGCGATTATGAGCCAGCCCTGGCACATGCGGGCGATACGATTAACGTGCCGATACCCCCGGTGATGCAGGCAAACAACATCCTGGAAGGCGGAACGGTACAAACTCAAAACCCGAATCTGGGGAACGCGCAGATCGTGCTGAACACGCACGCGGAAGCGACCTTCCAGATTCCGGACGTGACGAAGGTGCTGGCCGTGCCGGACCTCTTAAAGGTGTATATGCAGCCGGCGGTGGCGGCAATCGCACAGAAGGTGGAGGCCGACCTGTTGAACCTGTACGCCGGATTCACGGCGAATACGCCAGTGGGCACGGCTGGCACGGCAATCACCGAGAACGTGATCGACGCGGCGGAGACAGCGCTGTTCCTGGCGAGGGTTCCGCCGAGCGCGGAGAAGTACATGGTGGTGGACGCGGCGACTTACTCGGCATGGCGGCAGATCCCGCGGTTCAGCGAATTTCAGACGGCGGGCGACGCGGGGCTGAAGGCGCTCATTGACGGGACGGTGGGGAAGATCAAAGACTTCTTCGTGTTCCGGTCGCAATTCGTGCCGTACACCGGAAGCAGTCCGGTTACGACGCACAACCTGGCATTCACGCGGGACGCCATCGGACTGGTAATCCGACGCCTGCCGCAGCCGCTGCCGGGTACGGGCGCAATCGCGGAGTATGCCGAGCTGGGCAACTTCGGAATGCGCGTGGTAATGAGTTACCAGCCGAACACGCTGGCGCAGCAGTTTACGGTAGATATTCTGTATGGCTGCGGGATTCTGCGTAACACCTCGGGAGTGCAGGTGAACACGTAGGAAGTGAAAAGGAAGTCGCGGAGCCGTCCCACACGATAGCCTCCGCGACTTCCGGTAGAAGCTTCGTTTGGGCAGTTAGTAAGCGAAAGATCATGAGGAGACTGGAATGGACGTGAAGACGTATTACCAAAAGATTCGGCAGACGGAGAAGGCGATTCCGGACCCGTTCACGGTGGTGTCCAGCTTGTCGACCGACGACGGGGGCAAGTCAGGGGTGCTGGTGGAAGTACCACGGTACCTGGCAGCGAAGATGATCGTGGAAGGTTCCGCGCAGCTGGCGGCGGTGGAGGAAGTGACGGCATTCCGACTGGCGGGGGAAGTGGCGTGCAAGGCGGCGAGTGAAGCGGCAGTGGCGGGGAAGTTAGAAGTCACGATGGTGCCATCGGACGAATTGAAGAAGCTTACCGACGACCTCAAGAAACTAAAGACCGGGGTCAAGGTGGCAAAGGACTAGGCAGACGGTATGGCGCTATTCATGGACGGCCCGATCTCGTCATTGGAAGACCTGACAGCGCAGGATACGCAAATCGCGACAGTGGCGAGCGTGGAGGGAATCGATGCCACGCAGAAGATGGCCCTGGCACAGGAAGAACTGGCGTTGGAGATCACGACGCTTTTGAATGCGTCGCGGCGGGCCGAAGAGGCGTTCTGGCTCACCGCGCAACCCAGGGTCGACCGCGTAGTAGTGACACGTCCACTGAAGCTTTGGCATACGTTCCGATCGCTTGAAATGGTGTACGAGGATGCGTATTCGAGCCAGCTGAACGACCGTTACGCCGCGAAACGGAAACAGTTTCACGAGCGGGTGGGGTGGGCCTACGAGCGATTGCTGGCACTTGGGATTGGAATCGCGTGGTCGCCGGTTCCACGAGCCCAGCAGCCACAGGTAGTAAGCGCGCCGGGGAATCTGGCGAACGGTACTTATTATGTGGCGATGACCTGGGTAAATGCCAAAGGCGAAGAGGGCTCTCCTTCCGTGGTGACCGCCGTCACCACCACTGGAAGCGCATTTCTGGTGACGCCAGGTGCGGCCCCGGCCAGCGCTACCGGATGGAACATCTACGCGGGCAGCGATCCGGAGAGTTTGTCGCGGCAGAACGGATGGCTGAATACGCTCACCGAGACGTGGACGCAGCCAGACACTGTGGCCAGCGGTGGAAGTGGGCCGGGTTGCGGACAGGCGCCGAACTGCCTGCTACCGATGCCGCGCACGATATTGAGGGGCTGATGACAACCACAATCGGCAGTCTGGTGACAGCGCAAGTGATCCGGTTGCTCACGGGCGCGGGCGGCGTGAATTCATACCTCGGGGCAGCGGCGCAGGATAACGGCCGGCCCCTGACTCCCTTGAGCAGCGCACAGGTACGGGCGCAGAACGTGACGCCGGACCTGGCGGACAAGAGCAACGTGCTGCAGTATCCGGCCCTGAATGTCTACTGCGAAAAGATCGCCAATAACCTGGCGGAGAAGTTCCGGTCATTCTCGGGTGCGGTGCAGGCGGCCGTCGAGTTGCGGCACTCACAGGATCGGCTGGAGGGACTGCAGGACGCGTTGGAGAATTATGCGGACGCAGTGATGCAGGTACTGAACGCGAATCGCGGCGATTGGGGCAACGGCATGTTTTACAGCGGGCAATATCAGGTGGTCTTCGGACCGGTGAAGCACGGTGGCAAGAACTTCCAACAGGTGGCAAAAGTCACCTTCGAGATCGGAGTAAGTAGAACTTAAATGGCATCCTATATTTCATCCAACGCAAACCGGTTTTATACGGCGCTGGAAAGCGCGTATGGGCAGACGCCGGCGATTACGGCGGCAAACCGAATTCCAGCGTTGAAGCTGACGGTGCGGCAACAGATCGAGACGCCGGATCGCAAAGACAAGACGGGCAGCCGGACGTTCGCCGGAGTGCCGGCGGGCGGACGGCGGCAGACCAGCTTCGAGTTGCGGACGCTGCTGACGAACTGGGCGCAGGGGTCGGCGAGCCCGAGTTACGGTCCGCTGTTCCAAGCGGCGCTTGGCGGACCGCCGATGTACTTTGCAGGCGGGACGGCGGCAAGCACGACGGGGAACGGCCGACTGGCGTTTGCGGCGCCGCACGGGTTGTCGGCCGGACAGGCGGTGAGCAGCGGGGGCGAAGTGCGATTCGCGGCGGCTATCGTGGATGCACAGACGGTGCAACTCAACGTGCCGTTCACGGCGCCGCCGGCGGCCGGGGCTCCAGTGGCAGCGGCCCTGACGTACGCTCCGGCGACGGAACTGCCGAGCGTCGGCATCTTCGACTACTGGGATCCGGTGACCGCGGTGCAGCGGTTACTGTGCGGCGGAGCGGTGGACCAACTGGAGATCGGGCTGAACGGCGACTATCACGAGTTCCGCTTCAGCGGACAGGCGCAAGACGTAGTGGACAGCGTGAGTTTCGGCAGTAGTTCGGGAGGCGCCGCACAGTTACAGAGCTTTCCCGCCGAGCCGGCGGTTGGCGCATTCGACTATACGATTGTGCCGGGCAATCTAGGGGAAGCCTGGCTGGGGACGTCGGCCGCGCAGTTCTTCACCATCACATCGGCCTCGGTTGTACTGAAGAACGGGCTGGACACGAGAATGAACGAATTCGGGTCAAGTCTTCCGCAGGCAATCTCGCCGGGCGATCGCGTGGTGACGGCCGCCTTCGAGCTTTACAGCCAGACGGATGCCAACACGCAGGGACTCTATCAAGCGGCGCGGCAGGAATCGCCGATTAGCGTCATGTTCCAGTTAGGCGAGTCGCAAGGGCAGTTAGTGGGAGTGTACCTGCCGAGTGTCATTCCGGTAGTTCCGGAGTTCGATGATAGTAAGAGCCGGTTGCAATGGAAATTCCGGTCGTCACGAGCGCAAGGAACGGTAAATAACGAGATCGCGGTGGCATTTGCGTAGGGATCCAGCATGAATTACGAGAGTCAGGCGACGGTAAAGTCGCAAATTGCCCCTGGCGTTACGTTCACGGTGGCGAAGATGTCATTCGGAAGACGGTCGGACCTGATGCGCCGGGTGCGGGAGTTGGCGCGACGGCTGGAGTTTCTGGAAGCGGGCAGTCAAGCGGGAGAAAAGATGGATGCTGCACTGCTTCGAGTAGAGATCGACCGGCTGTACGTGAAGTGGGGCCTGCTGGGCGTCTCCGGCTTGGAGTTGGACGGCGCCCAAGCGACACCGGAGTCACTTGCGGAAGTGGGGCCGGAAGAATTGTTCCGCGAGGCGGTCTTGCTGGTGCGCGCGCAGACCGGACTCAGTGCGGATGAACGAAAAAACTGATTGTCGCCTTCCACTTTGAGATTTCCAACCAGGCCGGTTGGAAGTGCGACACCTGCCGGAAGTCCGGCCTGGAGCGAAAGCGGCGGTGCGGATGGCTGGGGGCAGATGAAGCCAGCCCCGAGCGATTAGTGTGGGCGCGGCGGCAAGTGAGCCTGAGTTGCTGTCCGAAGCCGTATATTACGGCGGAGAGCCAAGCGCTGGTCGAGGAGTTTTTCGTCTGGCGGCGTATCGGCCTGACGGAGAGCGAGTGGAACGCGCGGCAGGTAGAGGCGTTCGCAATTCTGGAGAGAGAACTCTCAGCAGAGAGCGAACGCGGGGCGCAGGCACGGACATAAATATGACAACCTTTCCTCAACTGAAGACCGGCGCCGTGGCTCAGTATCCGGCGAGCCGGTCGGTGCGGTTTCAGAACCAGACGATCCGATTCTTGGACGGCACGGAGCAGCGATATCGGGATGCGGCGGGCCCATTGCATCAGTGGTCGATCCGGCTGACCGCTCTAGATGAGAGCGAGATGACGGCGTTGGAACAGTTCTTTGAGGACACCGAGGGACGGCTGGGGAGTTTCGCGTTCACCGACCCGTGGGACGGCGTGCAATATGCGAACTGCAGCCTGGCGAGCGATGACTTGCTATTGGGATCGGCGGCGGAAATGCGCGGGCGAACCGCATTGACGATTGTCGAAAACCGAGGCTAGCGATGCTGGTATACCCACAACTTCCGAGCGGCGCCCTGGCTCAGTTTCCGGTGCAGCGGCGGCGGCGATTCCGGACCCTGGTCAACTCTGCCGCCGACGGGAGCGCAGTGAAGCTCGGCGACGCAGGCGCGGCGACGATGGAGTGGCAACTGGAATATCGCGGACTCAGCGACTCCGAACTCGGCGCGTTGCAGCAATTCTTCGCCGCCGCAGAGGGCACATTGAACAGCTTCACATTTGTCGATCCTGCCGCCAATCTGCTGGCCTGGAGCGACGATCTTGCCAATGCGGTCTGGAGCGCCGGACCGCTGCTCTCGCTCACGGGCTCAGTGGCGGATCCGGCCGGAGGAACCAATGCGTGGCAGCTCACCAACGCGGGGGCGGCCGCCCAGGATCTCTCGCAGAGCCTGACGGCGCCGGGAGGATATGTCTACTGCCTGAGCGGGTACGCAAAGGCCGCCTCGCCGGCAGCTTTCTCCTTAGTAGCGGCGACTAATCGACAAAGTCACAACTTGAGTCCGTCGTGGCAGCGATTCGCTTACACTACGGCGGGAGATCCCAGCGCCTCTACGATGACATTCGGCATCGAATTGGGAGCGGGCGCGGCGATCGACATCTACGGTCTACAAGTAGAGCCGCAGGAAAGTCCATCCATTTACAAAGCGAGCACAACGGGCGGATGCTACGAGAACGCCCGGCTGCGCGACGATACTCTCACCTTTACGTCGACCGACGTGAACCGGCATTCGGCAACGGTTAATATCCTCTATGCAAGCCATCTCTGATTTGAAGGAACAGAGCGTCACCGACACTCCGCTAATCGTCTTCAACTGCGCACTCTCTAACGGCCAGACCGAATTCTGGTGCACGCACGGCATTACGGCGGGAGGGAATACGTATGCAGCGCGGGTAATCCAGCACAGCTCGTTCGACATTCAAACGGCTTCGGACCAGGGCATTGACGGCAGCCCGCAAATCTCGATCCTGCTGGCCAATGCAGACTCGCACTTCTCTGAAATCGAGCGATCGACGGGGTGGAAGGGCGCACGACTGACGGCCGGCGTGCTCTTCTACGACCTGCGGAACAACGTCCCACTCACCGCCATCGCAATCGTATTCCAAGGGATCTGCAATCCGCCGGATCGCAGCGACGAGTCGACGTTTCGGCTGACGGCTCTGAATCGCATGAGCCTGCAGAGAGTGTTCCTGCCCGAAGTGCGAATCGAGCGGAGATGCCCCTGGCAGTTCCCCGCTACAGCGGCGCAGCAGACCGAAGCCGTGGACGGCGGTACAAATGGCAAGTACTCGCGCTATTACCGGTGCGGTTATTCGGCGGGACTTACGGGCGGTGTGGGCAGCCTGAATGGCCCCGCCCCCTTCACAACGTGCGGATACACGCGCTCTGACTGCCAGGCGCGCGGCATGTTCACACGATTCGGCGGATTGGAATTCATTCCGCCGGCGATCAGTGTTCGCAGCTACGGAAAGGGCTGGTCGACGTCTGCGATCTCAGTGAATCAGGGGCTGTATAACGACTACGTGCCGATGATCTATGGGACTGTGTGGCAGCAGCCGGCCGTCACGTTCGCGCGAAACGACGGCAACTTGACGCGAATGGAAGTGCTGCTGGGAATCGGGCCGATTCAGGGCGTGCTGACCGTGCTGGTCAACGGTGTCGAAATACCGATCGGCGTGACCGGCTCAAATATGACGGGCACCGGCTGGTTCAACATTGAAACGCTGGGCGGGAGAGACGGCACGTTGGACCCGAACTTCACGGATTCGACAGATGCGCCGGCCGGCGATCCGTACGGCAGCATGGCGTATCTCTCGGTCGTGGTGCCGAATCAGTTAAACAACGGCACGTCGCTTCCCAATGTGGAGGTGCTGGTCCAGGGGCTATTAGTGCCGGTGTACGCAGCGGACGGCACTTATCTCGCCGATCAGTTCTCCAGTAATCCGGCATGGATCCTCCTCGATGTACTGCGACGCAGCGGGTGGACAGAGGACGAGATCGACCTGACGAGCTTCGCGTCGGCAGCGGCCTACTGCGACGAACAGGTGGCCGCGACGGACATCAACGGGAATGCGACGACGCTTGCACGTTTTCAGTGCAATCTTCTGCTGCAGCAGCGACGGAGCGCCGGCGATGTGGTGCGCGGCATTCGGAACTGCGCGCGCATGTACCTGACATATGGAAGCCTCGGGACGCTGCAGGCGAAGATTGAGAATACTATTGCCCTGGAGAGTCCGTCACAGGCGGCCTGGTCGAACAGCACGGAAACTTTCAACGGCGGCTGGCCGAGCTATGAGTTCGGGGACGGCAGCAATGGCTTTTCGGGAATCATGAGGAAGCCGAACGGCGCGTCGAGCGTGGTGGTCACATCGCGCAGCATTGCAAATACGCCGAACTCCATGTCGGTTGAGTTTCAGGACTCGCTCAACGGCTACCAACAAGACAGTTATGAAATGGTGGACGCGGACGACATCGCGCAGACCGGGCAGACGACATCTGCGACGCTAATGGCTCTAGGATTACCGCAGTTCGACCAGGCGTCTCGCATTCTTAAGTTCAATCTCGATAAGTCCGTCAAGGGCAACACGTACATCGCGTTCGACACGAGTATCAAAACGTTCGGGGTCTCGCCGGGCGCTTTGATTACGGTCACCTATCTCAAAGAAGGGTTCCTCCGGCAGCCATTCCGCGTGATTCGCATGTCGCCGGCGACCAACTATCGCACCACGACGATCACGGCGCAGTTTCACGACGACGCCTGGTACGCCGATACGAACGGTCAAAGCACGTCGCCATCGGGGCAGGCGATACAGAACCAGTCGGGCGTCGGGCTGCCGGATCCGCTTTTGGGCAGCGTGGTGGACTCCAATGGCAACGTGCAGTTCGGCATCGTGGAAACCGGGGCGGTAAACAGCGACGGTTCGGTGGCCGCTAGCGTCATCGTGAGTTTCATGGCGCCATCGGTGATCGGAAGCGGCGGTCCGGGTGTTCCGTTGGTCAGCCTATCCGCCACCATCGCATCGGGCGGTACGCTTTCGGGCGATCAAACGCTGTACTACTCCGTATCGGCACTCGATAGCGGAGGTAATGAAAGCGGCCTTTCGTTCGTGGTCACGGCCATTATTACGACCGATGGCAGCAGTGTCACGCTCAGTGGCCTGAGCTTTACGGCCGCCACCGCCTCCTTCAATGTGTATCGCGGAAACTCGCCGGCGAATATGCTGCGGGTCGCTACCGCGCAAACGCCCGCCGCCCATTTCGTGGATGGCGGACTAACGGTCCAGTTGATTCCGCCGCCCGACCCGAACTTCGACCATGCCAATTTCTATTGGCGGTCGGAGTTACAACCCGAAGTCAGCGTCACCATCCACTCGCCGACGACGGTTGGAAATGCGAGCCTTCAGATGCCCGTCCATGGGTACGTGGGAATGACGCTGCGGATTACGCGCGGGAGGGGGCAAGGGCAGGAACGTACTGTAGGGAGTAACGATGCGACGACGCTGACCGTCGCCAAATGGGATATCGAACCGGATGCCACGAGTTTCTTCGCTGTCGCTGAGGCGGCCTGGCACTTCGCCGCGGTGGCGGCCAGCAGTCCGATTCAGTTCACGATCCCGAATCGGACGGGCGAGGTCGTACAGATTACCGGACGGTCGGCCAATGTCAATAATCTCGAGTGTTCGCCCCAGCTTTCGACAGTCACGCGGTGGACTATCGGCGGCTCTGGCAGCGGCGACACCCAGGTTCCTCCCGCGCCCTTTTTTGGACTCGCGCAGAGTCTTCAAGGCGGCTCCGCCATCCTCAGCGGCGTCTCCTTTACAGACCTGACTAACACCGCCGGGATCTCATCCGGCACGCTTACTCTCTATTACTGGAACGAGTTATCAGGAACGCCATCGACCCTATTGGCGGCCGGGGTTGCAGCCGGGGATAGCACGTTGACGCTGTCAGTCGCGGGCCAGGCGCTGGCGGGAACCATCTTACAGATCGATGGCGAGATCCTGAGCGTTTCCGCCGTGACCGGCAACGGTACCCAGTACAGCGTCAATCGCGGCGTGGATGGAAGTTCGGCGGCGGCGCATCTCGCTGGAACGTCAGTCTACCAACTCACCAGTCAGACGACGATTGTGCCTTTCCCGCCGGGCTTTTTCGGCAGTCTCTACAGCGGCAGTTGGACCTACCCTATTTCGCTGCCGGATGTTCGCATCGGCTGCGCCGAGTTGTTCGTCACCAATCAACTGGGGAACAGCCCGACCACCGGCATCTGCGCGACTCACACTCAGGACAATGGCTTGCGGACGCTGTCCGGCGGGCAGTATTCCCTTCAGGTCGACGGCTTCCTGGCAGTCGAGCAGTCGGTAGCGCCGGCGATTGTAGTGGAGACGGCGCGATCGGTGCGAGACGTATTCGCGGTGCTGGGCACGGCCGCGGATGCCGCGGTTCAGGTCCAAGTGAACGTCAACGGCTCCTTATACTGTTCGGTGGCCTTTTCGCCCGGGCAGATCTCTTCGAACAGCATCCTGGGAAGCACCCTGCCATACCTTCCGGCGATGTCGCAGATCACGGTCGCGGTTCTCTCGGTTGGACAGGCCAATCCGGGGGCTGATCTTACGGTTGTGATTCGACTCTGATGGCCGAGCAACTTACTAAACTGCGCCCGGATCGCGACCTGCAGTGTTACTTCCAGGAGCCATCCGCTATCGCCGCCTTCAGCCAGACCAGCGCTACAGGGTTCACGGTATCCGGCTGCTGGAGAGATCCCTTCGATTGGGTGGTGGTGGAATGGAGCCGCGATAACGTATTCGAACATCCGCTTCTTCGCAACTTACCGGATGGCGACCTGAGCGGAGTACAACTCAGCTATCGGGAAGTTCGTACGAACTGCATCGCCATGGACTCCACGCTCTACCCGACGGTGGAGTGGCCCTATCTCCGCATCTGGGCTGACAACAACGGCGTGGAGACCTTGTACGATGTACCGCTCTACTCCGGGGCATCGGGACCTGCGACAGCTGTGGCCGGGTCCTTCTCCTCTGCCTCGGCGACGTTTCAACTGGGCGGACTGCCGACAGGCAACGACTACATCGTACTGGCGTGGCTCGACCAGCAGTTCAACTATCGCCTGACGGGAAGCGATACTTTGGAGACCGCGGCGACGGCGCTGGCGGCGGCGATTAACGGGTTCGGCAATGGCACAGTAAGCGCTTCAGCGGTTGGAAGTGAGATTACTCTATCCTACGATGCAAGCGTGGGAGCGAACGCGAATCGCATCGGCGTATATGCGACGGTGGGCGGAGCGGGCACGGAAACCTGGACGCCTGCCTGGACGACCTTTACCGGCGGCACGTCGCCCCAGCAGTGGCAAGTCAATCTCAATTTTGCGTCACTTCAGGGCTATGTCAACCCAGACCGGTCGACACTCGTGCCTGTTCCCACGTCGAAGGTGCGAAAGGTGCGGTGGACGTGGTCGGCGGACTTACAGGCCGGTAACTTCGGGCGGAGTGAGTTCTCGGTGGTCGTCAGCAACTGGACAGTGACAGGACAGAGTCTGACCTACCAGGTAGCAGGACCCGGCAGTTTGCGGATGGAGGACGATTCCACCGGCATTCGCTACACAGGCGGACCGTGGACCAGCGAACTCGGCAATTACTCTGGCGGATCGATCCGCTGGACGAGCACGCCCGGCGGCACCGTGCAATGTTCGTACATGGCGGGCAGCGCCCACACTCTGTACCTGGGGACGCGCTACCTGGCGACGGGCGGGCAGGTGTCGGTCCAAGTGGATGGCGGGGCGCCGATCCCGGTGGCCCTGGCGCTACCGGCGGAAGACGTACTGGTCCGGGTTCCGCTGGGAACATTCGGAGGGGGCACACTCCACCACGTCGCGATCACGAATACCGGTTCGCCGGGCACTTACTTCTACTTCGATTTCATCGAGGCGGCGGTTCCGGCTTCTTACCTGCCGGATCTTCCGGTGTCGCTCGCCGCTACTCTGGCGACTGACTGGGATACCGACCACTCCCTCGCGTTGGCTCCCGAGCGCACCGCCTGGCTCATTCAGAAGTTGGGGTTCCGCGGCCGGTCGAACCATTACGTCGGGGCGCTTTGGTTCTATGAACTCTGGCGTCCGGGCATGCAATTCGCGTCTGTAACGATATCGTTTGCGGGCACTCCGGAATTTGGACAGATCACCAGCGTCAGCCTGGGCGGCACCGTAATCCAGCATGCGAACCTGACCAGCGAGACCGCCGAGAGCATTGCGATCTGCTTCGCGCTATTGATCAATGCTGGGTCGAATAGCGTCTGGGCGCAGGCCAGTGCCGCGGTCCTCACCATCACTGCACGGAACTTGGGCAGCGCGGGCAACGGCCTGACGATTTCGGCAACTACCAATAATACGGGAGCGAACCCTTCTCCTCTCACGGCACACGCGAGCGGCGCGGTTCTAGCGGGCGGCATAGACGGTCAGAGCGCCGACCCGAACGGGAGTTACTGGCGCACCGATCTCTCGGCCACTCCCCCGATCAATCGCGCGGCACGCGACTGGAGCGTCGCCTTTTTCGAGGCGTTGAAGGGATACGGCATCCAGCCCACCGCGTCGTTTAGCATGGAACTCCAGAATGGCGACGATAGCGCTGCCACCGGCATCGCACAGCGCTATCCAAACGGCGACCCCGTCTGGCTGACCACACCGTCGCTGCAAACCAACTTCGGACCGGCAAGCACGGCATTCTGGCAGCAAGTGCACGGCTCGATGGCCGCCCTAATGGCGCAGGCCGGCGTCACGCCCTATTTGCAGTTCGGCGAAGTGCAGTGGTGGTATTTCCCCGGCCAGACGGCTACGGTCGCGACCGAACCAGGCATGCCGTTTTACGATGCATATACATCTACGACCTTTGCGGCAACTTACGGGCGACCGATGGCGGTGATCGCGAATCAGTATGCGGACCCCGCGCCACTTACGCAGGAGTGTGCCTTCCTCGCCGCCCTGATCGGTACATTTACGAAAACAATCCGTGACTTTGTGCGGGCCTCCTTTCCTTCCGCGAAGTTCGAGGTTCTCTATCCACCCGACGTGAACCAGACCGCGCTGAATCAGCTCGTGAACTTCCCGTCGAACGATTGGACGCCGGCGAATCTCGCGTGTCTGAAGACCGAGAATTTCAGCTATACCGCTGAGCGCAATCTCGACCTGGCCCGGCAGTCGATTCAACTACCTGCCAGCCGTGGTTTCCCGCCGACTCAGAGCAGTCACCTGGTAGGCATCTCGGATTACACTACTCCCTGGCAAAAGGAACAGCAGCTTGCAACCGGGATGAAGCTGGAGTCGGTCGTGCTGTTTGCGCTCGATCAGTTTTGCCTGATCGGTTATACGTTGCCCCTACCGCGCAGCAGCCGTTGGGCTCGATTCCTGGGTGCGTAG